AGGAAAGTCATACCGGAACCGGCGACCCGGCCCCGACCATCGGGGCCTACCAAACATGGTAATGGGCTATGAGCTAGCGAACCTCGTGCCCTCGTTCGCTTCCCTGTTGCCCTATACCATGAACGGCATCACGTTCACCAGCAGGGACGGGCACACCGTGCACGTGAAGGGCACGACGACCGCGTGGGCGCAAATCAACGTATCCGTGCGACTGGACGCGGGCACCTACATGCTCACGTGCGACAACAGCAACGGCTGGAATTACGGAGCCCAGTTCGGCGGCAGTATCAGCGTTCACGACTCACTGGGCAATCCGTCCGTCAAGCTCGAAACAGGCACCTACACCGTCAGCGTGTTCGTCGCCGAAGGGAAGACCGTGGACATCGACCTGACCCCGCGCATCCACCGGCTCGACTAGCCAACACGTCCCCTCGCGGATTCCTTCATTCTCTCCTTGCCGCGAGGGGAATTCTTTTTTAACCGTCAAGGAGAGATTTTTTTTCTTCGAGGAGAACGTCAATGTCACGCAACCGAAACCACCGCCGCGCCAATGTCAGCCAGATTGCAGGACGACCACAGGACCACAAGCAGTCCAAGAATACGGTTCGCCGTGTCAACGTCCGTGGAATCGATATCGATATCGACCCGAAGGTTTTGGACGATTGGGAGTTCATGGAATCGCTCTATGACCTTCAGGCCGATCCGAAGGGCAACGCCTTGCAGATCATCCCGTTCCTACGCCGATTGTTAGGCGACTCATACGACAAGGTCAAGAACGGATTGCGAGGCGCAGACGGGCGCATCGACGGCGAAACTATGGGCACCTTCCTGACCGAGCTGTTCGAGGAGACGGGTAAGGCTTTCCCAAACTCATGACGCTCGTGCTCCTGCTCGACCGCTGTCCTGACCAGTTGGCGGCGGACATGAGAAGGGAGTACGGGCTCGGCATGCACGACCTGGACCCGTTGGAGACGGCCGCACTGGCCGCGAACCTCCCCGCAGGCTCACTCGTCTGGCAGACGTTGGACACGCCGCGCGCGTGGACGTTCGACCAGTATCTGGCCGTGCTGCGCATCGAACAGATGAACCAGTGGATCTGGGCAAACGGCGACCCGAGGAAACGCGGCCCGCAACCCCGGCCGCTGCCACGCCCCGGCCAACACCACGCCACGCCGGAAGCAACCGGCCCGGCCATGGAAGCCGGATCAGAGAACCCAGAACCCGATGGCAACACCATCCGTCGCACGCGCACCATCAAGGCCGTTGGCATGAGCGTCGAACAGCTCGACCGATTCATGAGCCAACGGTTCACGACCGTGAACCGTGTGGAGAACCGGCCGCAGACCGGACAACCATAACCGAACAGAGGAAGGCGAAACAATGGCCTATAATCTCGCCACCGCATATGTGCCCATCGTGCCCTCCATGGATGGCGTCGGCAAGGCCATTGAAAAAGCGTTCGGCGACGCATCCAAAACCACCGGCAGTAAGACCGGACAGAGCATCGGCAAGGGACTGTCCGTCGGATTCGCCTCCAAGGTCGGAGCCGTGGCCGGCATCACGTCCAACGTGTTCAGCAAGGTCGCGTCCGTCGTCACGTCCAGCCTTGGTTCCGCGGTTGACCGCGCCGACCAGATGAACAACTTCCCGAAGGTCATGAAGAACCTCGGCTACAGTTCCGAGGACGCGGCCGCCTCCATCAAGAAGATCTCGAGCGCGCTCGACGGCCTGCCCACCACCAGTTCGGCGATGACGGGCATGGTGCAGCAGCTCGCCCCATTGACCAGCAATCTGGATCAGGCCACGAACATCGCCCTCGCGTTCAACAACGCGATGCTTGCGGGCGGCGCTTCGACCATGGAGCAGGAGAACGCGCTCACCCAGTACACGCAGATGCTGAGCGCCGGCAAGGTCGACATGCAGGCATGGCGTTCGATTCAGGCCGCGATGCCCGGCCAGCTCAATCAGGTCGCCGAGGCCATGCTGGGCGCAGGGAAGAACTCAAACGACCTGTATGAGGCCATGAAAAACGGGTCAATCAGTTTCGATGATTTCAACAAGAAGGTCATGGAACTGAACCAGAACGGTTTCGGCAAATACGCCTCGTTCGCCCAGCAGGCCAAGGACGCGACTCAGGGCATCGGCACGGCCATGGAGAACGTGCAGAACCGTGTCGCCAAGGCCGTGCAGAAGGTCATCGAAGCGGTCGGCGTGGAGAACATCGCCGGGGCGATCAACGGTTTCAGCTCCCAGTTCGGCAAAATCGGCGACGCGGCGGCGGGCATGGTCACCGGCGTGAAAGGCTGGTTCGGCAAGGCGGCGCAGGCCGCGCAGCCGCTTGTGTCGATCTGGCAGTCCGATTTCGGCCAGCTCGGAGTGTATCTGAAAGGTCTGGCGTCGAACGCGCAGGCGTTCGGCGGGAGTCTGCTCGATGTCGTCACGAATGGCGGGGGCTTGCAGAACTTCCTCACGGGATTGAACAACATCATCTCCCCTCTCGTCAACTGGTGGATCGCGCTTACCCGCAACGTGAGCATCTTCATCGGCACGCTTTCCGACAGCGGCGGAGTGCAGGCGTTCCTCGCGTCGCTCAGCGAACTCTGGAAGGGGCTCACGCAGCTCGGTCAGGGATTGGCAGACGCAGTAACCGGTTTCCTTGCGGTCGGTCAGAACGGTGGCGCCGCAGCCTCCATCGGCCAGCTTGTGGGCGACGCCTTCAACGCCGCCGCCCCATTTGTCGAAAAACTCGCGTCCACATTGCAGTCGCTCGGTGATTGGGCGAGCGAACACGGCGATGCGATACGAACCGTCATCGCTGGCATCGCAGGTGGTTTCGCAGCGTTCAAGACGGCGAGCCTCATATCCGCAGCCGTCACCGCATTGAAATCGTTCGACGTGGCGGCGAAAATCGCCGCAGCCGGACAATGGGTTCTCAACGCGGCAATGAACGCAAACCCAATTGTTCTCGTTGTCACCGCGATAGGCGCGCTCGTGGCCGCGCTCGTCTGGTTCTTCACGCAGACCGAGACGGGCCGCAAGGCGTGGGCCTCGTTCACCTCGTTCCTCTCATCCGCATGGCAGTCGGTGGTTTCGTTCGTCACGAGTCTCGGCCAGAACATCGCCAACTTCTTCACGCAGACAATCCCGAACGCGATCCAGTCTGTCATTCAATGGTTCCAGCAACTGCCTTCCGCGATCGGGACGGCGTTGTCGAACCTGATTACGTCGATTGGCACGTGGGCGGTGAGCTTCGGCCAGTCGGCGTTGCAGGCGGGACAGCAGTTCGTCTCGAACATAGCGAACTTCCTCACGAATCTTCCGGCGACGATAGCCTACTGGCTCGCCTATGGCATCACGTTCGTGGTGCTGTGGGCCGCGCAGCTCGGCTCTCAGGCGATTTCTGCGGGCCAGCAGTTTCTCGCGAACCTCGGCACGTTCTTTGTGCAACTGCCGGGCAATATCTGGAACTGGCTGACCTCCACGGTTGCGTCGGTGGCGAGCTGGGCCGCGCAGCTCGGCTCTCAGGCGATTTCTGCGGGCCAGCAGTTTCTCGCGAACCTCGGCTCCTACATCTCGCAGGTGCCCGGACGCATCGGTGCCGGGCTTTCCGGCGCGATAAGCGCGGTCGGCTCGTTCGCCAGCAGCATGGCATCCGGCGCGCTTCGCGCGGGCCAGCAGTTCCTGAGCAATCTGGTCAACACGCTTGCATCCATACCGGGACGCATGGTGTCCATCGGCTCGCAGATCGTGCATGGCATTATCAGCGGCATCACGGGCAGCATCGGCAAAGTTGGCAGCGCCATTCTCGGCGGCGTGAAAGATGCCATCTCCGGCGTGAAGAACTTTCTCGGCATCCACTCGCCGTCACGCTTGTTCCGTGACCAGATAGGTCGGAACATCGGTCTCGGTCTCGCCCAGGGCATCAGCAACAGCCAAGCCGCCGTCATGTCCAGCATGAACGGCATGGCCTCGGACATCGCCTCCACACGGTTCACGACTCCCGATGTAGCCACCGGCTACGGTCTGAGCCCGACCAGAGCCTCCGTCTCGACTGGCGGCGAACCGTTATCTGGCGAACTGCTCGGCGAACTCCTGTCGGAACTGCGCGCGCTGCACGCGGATATGCCACTGATTATGGAGAAGCTTGGCATCGAGGTGGATGGTCGTGAACTCGGAAGGGTGATACGCAATGCGATCGCTTAGTTATATATGCGCCTCGACCGGTGAGACGATCCCACTGGAAGGGCCCGATACCTGGGCCCAGACGGCGGATGGGCTGCGCGGTCGCGAATGGTCGTACACCATCGGATACCGGAGTCTGACCGGAGTAAGTCGTACGGCGCGCGAGGCCGAGCTTGACCTAACCTATGTCCGCTGCCCCGAGAAGGTGGATTCGACGCGCCGCCTGTTCGATGCCGACGTTGCCGCAGGAACGCCGGGCATGTTTGATGCTGACGGCTGGACGACTCGCGCCTACGTGGTCAAGGCGGAGCCGCAGACCATCACGCCGGTGATAATCCAGCAGAAGCTCACCGTGGTCATGCTTGACGGCATCTGGCGTAAGGCCGGGGAATCGCAGCACTTCTGGAGCGACGCGCTCACGCCCGGACTGGACCTCGACTATCCGCATGATTATCCGCATGATTATCTGGCGACCACGAGGAATGCGGTGGCCTCGAATCCCATGCCCACTGCCATGCCGTTCCAGATGGTGATATTCGGACCGGTGTCGAACCCGCAACTCACGTTGGGCGGCAACACGTACGCGCTCGACATGGACATACCCTCGGGCTCCTACGTGACCGTCACCTCGATTGCAGGCCGTCGCACCATCGTCATGACCGCCGAGAACGGCGACGAGACCAACGTGTTCGACAAGGGCCGGCGCGGAACCGGTCTCAACGGGGGCGAATACATCTTCCAGCCGATACCGGCTGGCGATTCCATCGTGCAGTGGAGCGGCTTCGGCGTCGATTTGACCGTCTATCAGGAGGAAAGCGAGCCACCATGGCGGAACTGATCGTCACCGATGCGAGCCACGTGGACCAAGCCAGCCTTGAGGACTTCACGCTCGACGCCGCGTGGGGCGCGGACGAGAACGATTTCGAACTGACCGTGGACCGGCTCATCGATGCCGGTAGCTACGTGTATTTCGACGGCGGCGAATGCGGGGGCGTCGTGGACTCCCTGAAGGACTCGCTGAAGGACGGCCGCAGCACCCTCACCTACGGCGGTCGCACGTGGCACGGCATGTTGGCGAACAAGATTTTGGAGCCTGATAAGGGCAAGGATTATCTCACCGTGAGCGGCACGGCCAGCACGGTCATCGGCTCGCTCATCAGTCGCGTCGGCCTTGACGGCGTGTTCGACGCGGTGGACTCGCCCACTGCCGGCGCGCAGACCATCAAAAGCTACAGGTTCGACCGCTACACGGACTGCTATACGGGTTTGAGGAAGATGTGCGAGGCCAACGGACTGAAACTCAGGCTTGCCTATGCGTCCGGCCGGGTCAACATCTGGGCTGAGCCTGTCGCGCATTACGGCGACTCGATTGACAGCGACCTTATCGATTTCGACGCGACCCGCACGTGGCGCAAACCGAACCATCTCATCGGCCTGGGCAAGGGCGATTTGGCCGCGAGAACCGTCGTCCACTGGTATGCGGACGCCAAAGGCAACGTCAGCCAATCCCAGTCGCTCAAGGGCGTGGACGAGATAACGCAGGTCTACGACTACAGCAACGCCGAAACCGCCGAGCTGAATCAGAAGACACGTGAGAAGTTGCAGGAACTGCAATCCGAGGGTGACGTGAAGGTCACCGTCCGTGATGACGCGAACGTGGTGTTCGACGTGGGCGACACCGTGACGGCGCGCGACAATCTCACCGGCATCACCGTCAACGCTTCGATAACCAAGAAAATCGTCAAGGTCTCGGGCGGCGTCTTGTCCGTCGATTACGAGGCCGATTAGGAAGGGGCCATTATGGCGCGTATCGACAATGCGACGGTCATGCAATGCGACCGTTGCGGCAGAAACAAATGGTACAAGGACTTGGACGACCCGGATATCAAGACGTGGTACAACGTCAACCGGCTGGACTCCTCCGGCACGGTCCACGACTACCTGTTTTGCGATCAGGATTACAAGGAATACGCGAACAAGCTCAAGGACTTTGATAACAGCTTCGACAGTTGGATGCAGAACGGAGGCAAGCGGAATGGCTGAACTCGTCACCGGTCATGCGGGCAAGGCGCACGCGACAGCGGAGCAGGCGGCGGGATTGAACGCCGGCATCCTCGGCTTGGACGATTATGTCCTGAACGTGCACGACAAGTTCGAAATCACGGTAGTCAGCGCGAACAAGGTGACCATCGGCACGGGCGAGCTGGTCATGCAGGGCCGTCACGTCAGCCAAGGCACGCCCGAGGACCTGATCGTCACCAACGGGTCGCAGGGTCAGAAACGCAACGACCTCATCGTATGCCGCTATGCGAAGGGCTCGCAGTCGGTTGAGAGCGCGAAACTGGTGGTGGTCAGGGGCACGCCCACCACGGGCACGC